CAAAGCCCCACACTAATTATCTATTAACTTACTGCCGCACTAAACGGAGTTGCTGGTGTTCCAGTACAACCTGAAATCACGTCAACTTTCCATTTACCTGAAGCAATTACTGTACATTCTATTTTTGCAAATGTAACACCACCTGTTGTACTACCGTTTAAAGTAATAGTGTCAGATGTTGAAGCTGTTTCAAAACCAACCATGTTATCAGATGAGTCATCAATAAATGATGCACTTCCAATTATAACGTCAGTTGCGTTTGCAACTTGTACAACAAGATCTCCAGTCTTCGTAATTGAAGAAAAGATTTCAAATTTTGCACCAACATTAGATAGGTTGTTTAAATCAGCACCTGGTCCTGCAATTGCAGAATCAGAATTTGCATTTGTCGCTGGTAATGTGTAAGTCACTGCTCCTGCTGCATCATTGTGTACAATTTTACCTGAATGGGTAGCAACTGTTAATGATACACTTGAGTCAGCATCTACAACATTAGCCGGACCTGTAGTGATAAATCCTGCTTTGGATGTTACCGGTCCTTGAAACGTAGTGTTTGCCATATTGTTATCCTCCTAGTTTTCCGAATACTGTCTCTAGGCCGTCGACTATACGCGTCAGTATTCTAATTAAATGTATAGTGTGAAAGTTATATAGCAGTTTTAAGTAGAGCGCAAGAGGGCCTGTAATGTGGATTGGATTTTTCCAACGATGTAGCTTTTTATTAAGTAGCTACAGAAACTTGTGGTTCAGAGCCTTCTATCTTATTTTGCAAATGAGCTTTTCTAGCTTCTGCAATTTTAATATGGCTAATTACGTCTCTGACTTTTCTGTCAATCTTAACCATATTGAGAGTATATCTACCCTCTTTAAGATGCTCCTGCTTCCACTCTAGGTCCAGACCTTCCTTCTTCGTGTAAAGGTCGTTTAGATGTGTTTCCATTTATAACCTCCTCATAGGTTATTCTGTTAATCTTGGGGTTCATCATTTCTCCAAGATAATCCCATTTTATATCTTTTTTTCCTAGTTTGTCAACTATTGCGT